AAGCGATAAGGTACCTGCACACGTGCAGGCTGGTGGTGGTCTTGGTAACGAAAACGTTACTGCAGATCACTTGCAAACCCCTAGGGTTAAACAACTTCAACAGTTATCTAATGAAGTTGACGAAAACCACAGTGAATACATTGAGGGAAGCAAACCAGGTGATTTTATCAACACCATAACAAGAGAAAACTACGGAAAAGACATTTACGTAATTAACGTAAAGTTTACTGAAGAGTTTGTCGCTTGGAAAAAACGAGAGAAAGGAGGCGGCTTAGCAGGTATTTATGCTACTGAAAAAGATGCTTTACAAGCTCTCGAGGCCCAAAAAGAGAACCCTGAGGATTATGATATTACTCAGACTCAATCTCATCTTTTAATTAAGAAAGATGAAAAAACAGGTGCACTTGATACACCATTTATCTTTGACTGTGCTTCTTCGAAGCTAAGAGTGTCAAGAGAATGGAACACACAAGTGGCTCGTTTAGGGGGAGATAGATTTTCTTCTTTGTGGAAGATGTCTTCTTCACAAACCCAAAACCGTGCGGGGCAAAAGTTTTTTAACATTGCTGTAGAAAACGTCGGTTGGGTTACTGATGATGATTACGAAAACGCTAAAAAAGTATTTGATAGCGTATCTAAGTAATTATTTTGCTTACATGGTGCGACATATACTGTCGCGCCGTGTATACTAACTTTCAAGATGCCTGATATACAACAAAAAGGATGGTTCTGGGACGATGTAAACAAACGTATGTATCGTTGGCATGACCTACAACTCCTCATGAAAGAGCGAGCACTAAAACTTGAAAGAAAAGGACTTCATCAACAAAATCCACAAAAAACTTCCTAAAGAAATTTATAAGTGGAAAATCAATGATCCATATCATGGCGGAGTACCCGACACTTTTTATTCAGGCCCAGCAGGGTTTGCTTTTTTTGAATACAAATACATACAACAGCTGCCTAAACGTGGTACGTCAAAAATAAAAATTGATCTTTCACCACAACAAAGAATCTGGTTACAAAGACAATATGAATACAGCATGCCTGTGTATTACATTATAGGGGCCCCGGATCTTTGTGTTGTAAGCCAAGATTTTCAAAAAGAATTTTTTACTTTAGATGAGTTTCTCAAGCATGCCATGCCAATTAAAGAATTTATAGACAAAATAAGTAACATATGTTTACATAATAAGGAGGACTAAATGGATTTTGACCCAGTAAACAAACCAATACACTATAACCAGGGTGGTATAGAGTGTATAAGTGCAATAGAAGCAAGTATGACAGACGACCAGTTCGCTGCATATTGTAAAGGCAACGTAATGAAATATCTTTGGAGATATGAACAAAAAAACAAAGGACAAGATTTACGAAAAGCAGAATGGTATCTACAACGTCTAATAAAGGTTGTAGAAAAAAATGATGAGTGAAGAAACACGATTCACTAGACTAACAAAAGCACTTGGCTGTTGTGCAAGCCTTGCAGATTGTCCTTGCATTGGGGTTTGTTCTGTGACGCAATGGGGTGATGAACGTTGTAGGGGTTGTGGAAGAACAGCAACTGAGTTAAAAGATTGGGGGAAATACTCAAATATAGAGAAAAAACTCATAAATTTACGAAATGCGGCTGAAAACTACGATATAAGACAGGTAAAACAGCTAAACCGTGTCACACGCTCTGAGAAGCCCGTCACTGCATTTTAGCTCTTACGATACCTAACGCATTAACCACTGTGAGATCTCTTCAGCACGGGCACGTAGTGAATCCATTTTTTTAAAAAGTGCCAAAAATTAACACTTCCAACGTTTTCTTGCTTGCCTCAACCTTGAATTAGGGTTTTTTGCTGCTTTTGGGAATTTTTTCATTTGACCAGCAGATCTAGCGCAATAAGACTTACGTCTTTTAGCAGCTTTACTACCTTTTTTTACTTTACCAGTAACTGCAGTTTTTAATTTAGACCCAGGATTTTTTCTTCTGTACGCTGCTACTCCAGCTTTGGTCATACCAGCGCCTTTTTTAGTTGGACGGAAATTCTTTTTATTCCGCTTAGGCATATTATCTCTTTTTCTTGGCACGGGTTCTCCTTCTTTTTACAATAGTTTTTACATTTCGTGGCTTACCACCTGGGTTGCCAGCTGCACGTTTACGTTTAACAGCGCTGCGCTTTTGTGCTGCAGTCATGCTATTAGCTTTTGATCTTGGTACACATTTTGGGTACTTACGCTTGCTTTTACCTTTAGCAGATTTTCTACCACATGCTTGATATTTACCTTTTTTCTTTGGTGCACCAATATCAACCCAGTCACCTTTTGGCCCTTTACCAAACCATGCAGTTAATCCACCCGTAGGTTTAGCCATTATCTATACCCACCACCACGTTTTTTATAAGTACGCACTAACCAACCGTTGGCATATGCACTTGGATATACTTTAAACTTACGTTTAGCTTCTGCTTTTACCCTTGCATACAAGCTTGGGTTTGTAGGTGTAGCACCTTTTCTTTTACTAGTTTTTCTTTTAACTGGTTTTTTTGGCATTATTTCTTCTTCCTTGGGCGCCCTCTTTTTTTTGGGGGTTCTGGTTTATCGGGGGTTAAACCCCATTTAAACAATTTCGCATAGCTTTTTTTCATTTTTTTAAAAAACTTTTGAATATATTCCATATAAAAAACTCCAGCCATAATTATTAAAGCTAGTATTATAGTACACCAAATTATGTTCATTTTCTCTTTCTGCGGGATGTTTTTGTGCGTCTGAAAGATCTATTAGATTTTTTAGATTCCATCCTAATATTCTTTACTTTAGCATTTAAAGGGTTGTTATCTTTATGTGCTACGTCTTTACCATCGCCTTTTTTAGCTTTACCTAAGCGCACCATGATACGCCTAGACTTGTTGCGTCCAGCTCTGCGTTTCTTTTGTGTGGGTTTTGAATGGTAGTTATCGTACTCTTTACGATAGTTTCGCTTAGCAGCCACTACTTACCAACTTTGTTCTGGGCCTTTTTGTGTGCAGTTCTAAATGTATCGCCCATAAGCATACGTCTTTTCATATAAGCCATATGTTTTGTAGAGTGATGTTTGCTATGCCTTTTTAAAGAAGCTTCTTGTCGTTTAGAAATGCTTTTCTTTACAACTTTTTGAGAGGGTTTTTTTCTAGTTCTTGCCATTTTTCTTCTCCTCAGTCATAGGTATATTATCAAAATACTCTGAAACTTCTTCTGGACTCATAAGAGTATATTCATCAGTTGAAGATGCATATTGAGGCGGTTTATGCTCAATCTTAATATTTTTTACTTTACCTAAACTTTCGTTAGTCTCTGTCTCACCTTCTTTTGGCTGTCTCATTTTTTATTATTTTTTATGGCTGCAGTAATAATATCACCGCGAGTTACTTTATTAGGGTCTCCATACAAAGAAGCAAGTGTACCTTTTTTTCTTTTCTTTTTACGGGCTTTTGCAGCTTGCATGTATTTTTCGTTAGCCATCTGGTTTCTCCGATGTTGATATTAAAAAATCAATAATTTTTATTTTATCATTTACTTCTGCTAATTGACCCACTAACTTATCTAACTCAACACTATATTCTGTGTGCTCAGGGATGCTAGTTGGGTTGTTCAACAGCACTTCTAAATCTAAACTTATCTTAGCACGTTGGCCGTGCAACACTTCTTTTTGTGCACGAAGCACTCCTAGCTTGTCCATATTTACTTACTTCTTTTTCTTTTTAGTCTTTTTACCATAGCCTTTCATCTTCATAGATTTAGGTTTTTTAGTCATAGACTTCTTTTTACCGTAGGTATATGCCATGTTTATGCCTCCACATTTCATAGTTTTATCTTACTCTATGTCATCATTCTCGGCAACTCCATATATTTGCCAAGTAAAATAACCATCTAAATCTGCTGTTTCCACGGTGTTTTGGTACCACTCAATCACTTTAGCATTAGTTAAAGTATCTATTGGTATAAAATTATCAGGTAATCCATCGTGTCTATAAGAATAAACACCTTCTAAGGGAGAATACATATTTTCTGTTAAAGTTTTTGTTGAGTCTGCTTGATCTACAGCGGTAACTGCTACACAAACTTCTCTAACAATTTGTGTGTTATCTTCACGGCTGCGCGGCATTGTTTTAACACCAACATATTCGTATGTGTAATTAAAATTATGTGTTGACATTATATTTCTGAGAACCTATAAACGCCATATTGAACACTTGAAAGATATCTTGTACCCCCATCCCCCTGAGCTAATATGTACAACCGTAAAGTTCTACTAGTAGAACTTACTTTTCTTACAAGAAAATCTTTTTGTGCCATTTCATTAGTACCATCAAATCTATTTATGGCTGACCAATATTGCGATTGACCTGAGTGATATTGAGCATAACCTTGGTCTGCTGTTGGAATAGTTGGATTAGTTCCATCTGAGTAAGAAAAGTCATTTCTTAATTCAAAGCTTGACCCAGCACCAAATGTTCCATCTCCTGCAACTATAGACAATGTTTTAACTTGCCCCGTGCTTCCAAATACTCTACACATAATATGGTAAACTCCAGGTTCTGTACCAATCGCCGCAACTTGTTTTAGTCTTGGGGTATTACTAGCAAATCCACCAAGAGTTGCTCCTGAAACAGTTGCCGCTGTAAACTCTAAAGTTAAATCGGTTACATTAATTTTGTCAGCAGTAATAGTGTTTGAATTAATTCTATCTGCACTAATAAAACCTGCGGTTATCTTATTGGCATTTAAGTTAGCTATCTTTGCGTCTTGAATAGTTGCATCGGCTATTTTTGCGTTAGTTACCGCTAAATTTTGAATTTTTCCCTCTGTGACAGCTAAATTACCAATCTTTCCATTTGTTACAGCAAGGTTTGATATTTTACCTTCTTCTACAGCTAAGTTAGCAATACGTGCATTTGTTATAGCTCCGTCTTGAATACGTGCACTATCTATAAATACAGTACCGCTACTTACAATAAAAGGCGCTACATTGCTAGACCCACTCCATATTGCAAATTTGTCAGCTTGGAACTGTACGTAGGACTGGGCCCCTGAACCATTGCTCGCGCTTGACCCGATAACCATACCAGCAGCTGACTTACTACCATTCGATTCTGTTGCAACTTGCAGTACAAACATCGCATTTAAATCACCTGTGTGGCTTGCAGTGGTTGTGTTTAAGGTATTAACACTAGCAGTTAAAGTGTTGTTGTTGCTGGTAACGGTGCTACTAAGACTTGATAAAGAACTAGCAGTAGAACTTTGTGCATTTGTAACAGTAACAATATCTGATTGAGCGGTAGCCATAGCCGCAGTTAAAGTACTACCAGTAAAACTAGTAGCGCCAAATAAGTTAACTAGAGTTGAATCACGTCCTGCTACCCAAGCATTGTTTGATGTGTTTCTTGTATAAATTTGACCATCATCTGTATCAAACCAAATATCATTGGGTTGTAAAGCATCACCGTTTGTTCTAGTGCTAGGTTCACTAGAACTTTTAATAATAGTTGCTGCTGTTGTACTTGTAGCTAATAGGTTGTATCCAGGTAAGTCTGCTAGGGTTTCACTTAACTCAGTCATAACTGCTGCTATATCTTGCAGCGTTGTAGCCTCTGCCCCGTTGGTATTGTTAAAAGGACCTTGTACATCAGATGTGCTTACATAGCGCACCCAATAATAATAAGTTTCGTTATACCCTACTTCATCTGTATAGATAAAAGCAGTTGTTGTGGCTCGTAATGTAGCGCCAGCTAAATTATTATCTCTTGAACGCCATATTTCTGTATAAGCATGATTACCATAAGGAGCACTAGCACTTGTACCATTCCAATCTAATATAACTTGAGTAAAAACCCCCGTTGCCGTCAACGATACTGGGGCTGGGGGTATAGATAAATCCCCCGGTCCATCATCAGGAGGACCAAAATCTATTGGCCCTAATCCCGCGTTTGGATCAAAAGGGTTATCAGCAAGTTTTTTAGCAAGACCACTATCAATTAATTCCCGTAAGGTTATTGCTCTATCAAGGGGGTCGCCTAATTGACCTAATCTGACAGCAAGAGCTTCTTGCATAGCTTTTAAAGAACCGGCAAGTTCTTTATCTACTTTAGCGGGGATTGGTTTTAGCCCCGGTAGTTTAGTACCAGTAGTAGCCATTAAATGCTCCTTAGTTCATCAATAGACTCACCAACACAAACCTCGTTCACTATTTTTGCTGAAGAAACCTCTATTGCAAAAGTGCGGTGTACACCCGCCGGTAAACGTACAACAGGTTCATTTATAGTTGTTGCACTAAAGCTAGGTGTTGTGCCTGTAACTGAGTAAACACTGCCAGCTGTACTAATAGTAGCGTTGTAAATAACAGACCCATCTCCATAAACTTTAAGTGTTACAGGAAAAGCTTCTGCATCTACTTTAGCAAATCCCATGCTAGTTGGTTTAGGAGTTACAAACTCTTTTGATTTCCAAGTAAAAGTTTCATTGGTTGCACTACCTTGAAACTTTTTAATATCATCATCAATGATAATGTAAAGTTCATTATCATCGGGATCAGTAAAACCACCAGGCACAGCATTTGATTCACTTAACTCGGTAAAGAGAGGCTCTCCGCCCCTAGTGTCAAATATAAAGCCACCATAAGCAGAGCCTGTATGATAAAAACCAACATATCTACCTTCCCACAAAAAACCCTTTATTGTTGAGGGGTAATAGCTTGATTGCCATTGATCTGGACTAATAATACCTTCGGTAACAACTCTAACTTCTGTACCTGCCGCAGCAACCAACCCTTCAGGACCTGCGTACAAAACAAATGCGCCCATATCTACTAGAGATTTTTTACTTGAACAAGACTGTGCTGCTTCCATACGATAAGCAGTCATGGATTGTGGGTCAGTACCTGAGATTAAATAAGGTCTACCCTCTGTAGTTACAATCAAACCATTGCCTGCGGCACCAATAGCAACAATATTATCTTCTAAAGTAATTCTGTACGTGACAGGCCAAGCATGTGGTAAGAAAGGCTCTGAGAAACAAATACGTTTTCCTGTAAAACCAGCAAATACCCCATTCGGTAAAGCAGTTAAACCTTTCATAGGGCCATCGGGATACAAACTTGTATCTTCATTCGGTGGGCCAATCCAATAAGTAGAAGGGATAATTTCTTGTAAAGCCGAGTTTTTAGAAGTATCTGTAAACGTTGTGGTAGCTAAAGTAACTTCACCAACAAACTGAAAAGCTGTTGTATTTGAGCCAGTATTGGATCTATATATACGCTTTTTACTTAGATTAGTGTTCGTTCGACCGGTGCCCGAGGTACTTGTTTCAAGGCCTGATATCGTTACGCTTCTATTATCATCCGTAGTTATAACTGTAGAAGCTGCTGATGGTGGTCCTTCTTCCCCATAAGCACTAACAAATGTATACACATAAGAAGTACTAAAATCTGTCAGAGCACTAGAATCATCGTTAAATGTTGCACCATTTGTAACAGAACTAGATGTACCTGATGAGGTAGCTGCACTATTTACTTCAACGGTTAGAGTTGTTGCACTGGGTACAGATACAATTTTATGATCTAAGTTTATATCTGTAGCTGGTATACCATTTGTTGCAAGCCCACTACCACCACCAAAACTAGATAATGTTACATAATCGCCTACAGACGCACCGTGATTACTCGCTGTAGTAACTGTAATCGTGGAAGAATTAATTGTTGTAGTTATCGTAGCATCAATAGAGGTTGGCGCTACAAGGGCCACGGTCGGTGCTGCTGTTGGTGCTGGTATACCTAACCTGTAAAAATTACTTGGGAAAGGGGCAGATCCAACAATAACATCACTTCTACCCATACGTGGGTAAGACTGTCCTGACCAATAAACTGTATCGTTTGTATCACCAGCTATGGGACCTGGAACTACATCCACGTCCTCGTCAAACTGTAACCACCTTTCGGGTGAGTCTGTGTATTTAAATATACTGGT